AGGATGGTGGTTTTCATGGGAGTTAAGAGCAACAACCACAGCACGGAGCATCCTCACAACGCCCCCGACTGTTCTGAGTCAGGACAGCGCCCGATGACAGGCGAATGACAGACAAACCGAGCCTTGCCAGCCTGCGATCATTGGCCAGCGTGCCCGGTTCAAGCCCGGCCCGTTCATCCTCATCGAATTGCCCAGGTTCACGGCAACCGGAGTGTTCAGCGTGGCCGCGCCCGTAGAAGTCGATTGACTCCCCGGGATTGATTTGCTCCCCACAGGCGCGACATACGCCGGGGAACTTTGCGATCATGGATTTCATTCTAGGTGCCTTTCATTTTGTGGGCTGGATTGCCCGATCTACCGCCCCATTGGAGCGGCAGAGCGGGGAAGTCAGGCGGGATCAACCGTGAAACCAGTTTTGACTTCATAAACCGGATACGGGGCTTTCCCGTCGTCAAACCAGTCATGGCCTAGGCAGTAGGTTTTAGGGCCGTCTGGACATGGATTGCCGAGATACCCTGCACCGGGCGCACAAGGTGAACAGAACTGAGCGTGTGTGTAGTACGGGGACGACAAGATCCACAAATCATTGCCATCCCGCTCCGTCTTGACGTGTAAGCCAGTCGCATCCCGCAATTCGTGCGGGCCACTCTCCCCGTTGCTCGAGTACGAGTCCCCGATGTAATCCTCAACCGCCTCGAAAGCCTCGAGTACGGCCGTTTGGCTCAGGTAATCGCGCAATGCCGATTCGAGCCGTTGCCTGATTTCCTCCTTGAACGCGAGATAACCGATGTCCTCCCCGCGCTCGTAAATCTCTTGCACGGCATCACCGTTGCATTCGCCTTGCGGGATCACCCCAAAACGTATGCCATCGTCGCCAACATTGGATTTGCCAAGTCCGTAGTCGATACCAGCGTATTCAGTAGGTTTCATGGTGCCTTTCATTATTGGAGCTTGATTGCTCCATTCCGCCCCCACAACGTAGGAGCGGAGTGGAACTGTCAAACCCTCGCTTTCACGGCAAGCTGTTTGTGGGCTGCGAACGGCCTACTATCGTACTGCCAGTAACCCTGTGACTGGCAGTAGCAGTAGTCGCGCGCATCTTGTTCGGCCAAGAATCCCAGGATTGGTCCGGGATTGCCACTGTCCCAGGCGATTGCCCTGCATTTCCGGTTCTTTTGCGCTGCTGCTACGGTGGGGAATGCTGTTTCGTTAGTCATTGGTGCCTTTCATGTTTTGAAGCATAATAGTGCCTTTCGTGGACATCAGACTAGCACAACGCGCCTTGTGTTCAATCAAATAATACAATCATCCACACTCCAAACACCTAAACACCTACACGGCAACGCCATACACACGAAAGAAATTCGTTGAACAAGCCCAGGTGTCACCCCATACAACCTCACCCAAACACAAGAAAAACCGCTCCAGGGCAACTGGGAGCTTGCAAATGGCTGTCCTGAGTGGCAGTCACACCCCATGATGGCATCAGCAAGTTCAAGAGTCCGAAAGCCACTAAAACATGATCGCAGGCGCAATACAGATGCAGCAATCGTACGGGCAATCGAAGCAGACTTGTCCGTATCAAGAACTTACAAGGACATCCTCCGAGATTACAACGTCTCAAGTGACACCGTAATCAGGATCAAGCGCCAGATGGTTGATCAGCCCGGAACCTGGATTGATTTGGTGGCTGGACGCATCTCGGGTTGCATCACCCTGGCCGTTGAACGGCTCAAACAAGCTCTAATCCGCAACAAGGTGCCAGCCAACCAATTGCATATCGTAATCGGAGTCCTGCTAGACAAGCACGCGCAGCTTACCAGCCTGACAACCCCGCAAGGGCCGGTACGCACGGACGGCACCATTCTGGAGCGTGTCAGGATAGAGTTTGAGCAGCTAAGGCAAGTCATCGCCACCCCAGCCCCGCAAAAAGCCTTGGCCATAGAAACCTCTGCCCAACCCGTACCAGAGCAGTCCTGTACCAAAGCCACTCGCACCATGGAAGACGGGAGGGATCGTAAGGGAGATCTGCCCAGTTGCGTCAAGCCAATTCCGCAAGAACCTGCGCAGATTCCTGCCCGGGCTTGCCCAGGCCGGGGGGAGGGGGGCCAGGACGCGGGGCGGGGCGCGGGCGTCAATCCTTGTCCTTCTCTCGAAATTACTAACAAAAAGGGGCAATCCGCTGTTGAGGATGCCGTTGTGCGGGACGGTACATCTGCTGCCGTGACAACCAGTGTGAAGCGCAAACCACGCAAGAACGCCAGGAAATCAGCCACGTCTGTGTCACTGTTCCCGGCTCAGGAAGGGGCTTCTGTGGTGGTGAAGCCGGTTCAAGGAACGGAACAGGGGCCTTTAGGCGGATCCTGAGATGGGGCAGTTCACCGCAGAAAGGGGTTGACATGGACGGTGGGGCCGCCGTATTTACTGGGCTTTATGAGCCGACAACAGGACTACCAGCGTCGCCACGCCTTGGCTGGGCTGTGCCGATTGTGCTCAAAACCGATAGATCCAGAGTCAACCCTTCTGTGCGGTGAACATTTGGACAGAAAACGCCGGAAGGCTGGGTTCAGGAACTTGAAGCCAAAGGCTCGGTGGGCTGGTGTGGACTGGGCTAAGAGCAATCACGCCATCTCGAAGGAGCTTGGGGTGTGTTGGACGACAGTGCGGTATCAGAGAAGGAAACGGGTATGACTGAGCATGTTGTTGAGACCCGGATTGTGTGGTTGAGACCTAAGGACAATTACGAGTATTTGAGGGAGGGGATTTGGCATTGTGGCCAGCGGGTAAGGTTTCCGTTGAAGCAATGTGATCCTGCCAAGTGGACTGACGGCGGGCCATTATCGCATTTGGTGGCGTACGCCGTTGTGGATATTCGGGTTCCCCGGGATGAATGCGGTTATTTTCTGAGAAGATACTGGTGGGTGAAAGGGTATGACCGATTTGAAGGTCATGGTAACTGCCGTGGGTTTTGGTATCGTACGGGTGCTCCATGCGAAGCAGTGGACGTGATGACGATCATTCCTGGAGTTCGTTCCGAGAGTTACACTTGAGATTCGGATGAACCGTCAGCAGCGATACCAGCAGAAACATTCGTTGGCTGGGTTATGTAGATCCTGTGTGGGAAATCGTCGCCGTGCTGGCTGGGATTGTGTTGTCGGCGATTGTCTGGTTGGTTGGATGTCGATGAACTTATGAAGACAAATGAAGGATACTTTCCTCCAAGCCCACAATCTATTCCTATGGGTTTGGCACCATATCCGAAGAATTCCGGTGTCACAAACGAACGGAAAGAGATCGAATCGTGGAGGGCTGTTGCGGAGCAGCGCGAGAAGGAAATACTTTCTATTTTGAGCACCCATGTTCACGTCAGGGACGTGATTCCATTGCTTCAAGCAACCTGCGTGGTGGAATGCAGCAGTCCTTGGAGGATTCCAAGGCAGGATTTCATCGACAAGCACTCGGACAAGATTGCCGCAGAGTTTCCAAACACGTTGCGTTAAATGCAACCCCTGATCCCACCGGCCCATCCTTGTCTGCCGAATCTTTCGCAGGAAGAGGTTCTTGGGCTGGTTAATAGGCCCGGTGGCGAAGAGTTGTACGCGAACTGGCTGGAGACACGGAACAAGACTTTGAGAGAGGCGGAAGAGGATCCACTGTACAGCGGGTTCGAGTTGGATTGTTGGCAGTTGAACGATCAGAACCTTTCAGACGATGACGTGGAGATCCTGGCGATCTTCGGGTGGAACCGGGGAGCAGCAAAGACTTGGTGGGCCGTGAAACGACTCTGTGAAGCCGCTCATGCCTATCCCGGGTTCGAGGGGCTATTACTCGCCGAGACGGATCAATCCTCCATCGCCATTCATCAGAAGATGGTTTGGGCGTTCTTTGATCGGTACATCAACAAGCTTCAAGGAAAGAGAACCCAGAAGTACAAGGTAAACTTCACGGAAGCCAATGGGTTCTCGCAAGGGGTACTCCTGATCCCATCTGGAGCTTGTTGGATTAAAGGCAATCTTGTCCGGTACACCGGAAATTCGACGATCAAGTTCAAGAGTTACAAAAGTGATCCTGGACAGTTCGAGGGCTGCGAGTTTGGAGCAAGACGGGACGTGATCGGCACAACCCAGGCAGGGAATCCAATCTTGGATCTCAAAGAACGTCCTGACGGCACGAAGATCCAGAACCTTGCGGTAGTCGCTGACGAAGGGCTTCCATTGAGTTGGTTCCGAATGCTGGCGAGACGTGTCCGGTACAGGAACGCCAAACTGGCGTGGCCCTACACCCCGATCAAAGGCATGATCCCATCGATCAAGACTGTCGTGGGTTCAGCCCGGTACTTGAAAACGTCTCCTGTGAACGTCAATGGTGAGTTCGGAGATTTCAAAGCGCAGTTGAAAGGACTTCCTCTTGGCCACATGCCAGTCCTAGCGGATTGCGAATGGCCCCGTACAAGAGCGGTGTGGCATCATTGGAGCCGACAAAGTTTCAATGGTTACTCCGAGATCGTCCGAAAGGATTGTGAAGGGAGGATTCAAGAGTACGTGGAAAGGTTCGCGTTCGGATTCGCCCGTGACTCCGTAGCCAGACAGTTCGGGAACTTCGGCGCCCAGAACATCGTAAGGGCCGATCAACTTCCTGAGGATGGCACGAACTATCAGGTGAACGATCCGGCCGATCAAAGGCCCTGGTTCTCGATCTGGGTACGAGTCACAGAAGGGTACGGGGGCCGGCCGGTTTACTGGATCTACCGGGACTGGCCGGACATGCAACGGTATGGAGAATGGGCCGTGGAAACCTCAAGAGAAACGTCTGAAGATCAGAAGAAAGGTTGGGATGGCGATCAGGGTCCCGCGCAGGCGAACCTCAACCTTGGCGTGATCGGGTACAAAAGAGAATGGAATGACTTGGAGAAAGTGCTTGGCGGGGGAGTCCCGGAACGCGATCCTTACCGCCTCAGGATCCAGAAGAAACTTCCAACAGGTTCGTTGGCAAGAGAGGACATCTTTGAACGCTTGGCGGATTCACGGGCGTTCGCCCGCCCACAACTCGAAGAACAAGGCCAGATCAGCCCATTGGATCTGTTCGCGGAAGAACACAAGGACGACGACAACACCGTTCTGGAGCCAATCGACTTCATTCCCGCAACTGGAGGACGGATTGATCTCGAACTCATCAAGGAACTTCTGGACTACAAAGTGGACAAAGGATCCGGGAAGATCGTCCAGCCTCCAAGGCTCTACGTGAGTGAAGATTGCCGGCAAGTGATCTGGGCACTTGAAAATTACACTGGTAGATCCGGGGAAACGGGTGCATCAAAGGACGTTATCGACACTTTGAGATACATGGCTGGCGGCGATCTTGTCCACGTCACAGACAGGACGTTCAAGATCCGCTCTGCCTCTGAACAAGACGACAACGAATGAACACTTTAGGAGATCCGTTTGATGACGGCCTTTGGTTGGTGTCGGACACCCCACCCGTGGGGAGACTCATTGACGAGTTCAAGAAAGCTGGCGGGCTCTCGTCCAACTCAGTCAGGAAACGGCGCAACGACAGGATCCGTTACTGCAAATGGGAAGGACGAGCGCAGGACTACAAGAAACATCGTGAACTTCTCTCCAGAGATCCTGTCCCGTACGAAGACGCCTGGGACGGACGGATCTACTTGGCTGACGGGATCCTGATGGACATCGGGGACATGCTTGAATCGGCGTTCGCCCGGGCACAGATCAAGATGAAACCAACCGGAGCCGAGGACACCGCGCAAGCGGCAAATTCCGAGAAGGTTCTGGGGAAGTACATTGAACGAGACAGAACGATCCTAAATGACGAAGCCGGGTTGATGTGGCAGTTCGGTGGTGGGTACGGGGCTTCAATGTGGCAGGTGTATTGGGATCGCCAGATCGCAATGAAGATGGTTCCGATCTCAATGGAGCGGCTTGAGGAAGCTGCCCAAATGGCCCAACAAGCTCTTTTGGGTGCGTACTCGGAAGGGATCGAGATCCCCATTGAAGTCGCCCAGCAAGCCCAGACAGTGGCGTACTTCCCACAGCAGATCATGGACAAGGAGCGGGAGAGCGAAGCAGTTGAAGTTCTTCAACAGATCGCCCAAACTGTCGCGGCTCAACTGTTCCAACCCGAACGAGAAGCGTACGGGGATTCGTGGCTCCTGAACTACAAGATGTCCGCGAAGATGGCTCGGAAGTGCATCCGAAGCCTTCGGGAGAACGGTTCAGGATCGTTCCCGGCACCGTTTCTTTCCAAGAACGCTCCCTGTGTGGTGGCCCGGGAGGTTGGGTACGATTACTTTTCACCGCAGGACATGACGGATCCAGAGACTTCACCGTGGCACATGGTTCGGGAATGGCTGACTCCAGCGCAGATCATGGAGAGAAAAGCCGTTGACGGATGGGACGCGGACTGGTGCGAGAAAGTCATCAAGACAGTCGGGCAATCAACCGAGTGGGGGCCCGACATCGCAATGGTGGACGACTCGGAAGAGGACGATGACGCCGAGACATTTAATCCTTCGACTCGTACCGGCCACACTTACCTGTGCGAAGTCATCCACGCGTACGTCCGTTACACGACGGACGAAGGGATCCCGCAAATCTGGTGTACCGTGATGAGCCCACACACCATGAAAACGGAGCGAGGAGACGATCTGTGGGGCAAACATTACCCCATGACGGACTCTTCTTCGTACGGGTTTTTCCCGTTCCGTTGGCAACGCCGGCGCCGAAACTTTCACGACAACATCGGGATCCCTGAACTGGTTGGTTCCGATCAGCAACTCATCAAGCGAACCCTGGATCAGTTGACGGATCGGGCCGACATGGAACTGAACCCTCCGTGGATGGTGGCGAACCGGATGTCCATGAAGTACAAAGCCGGCCCGGGCGCCCAGATCCCACGTAGGCGAGCGGGTGACTTGGAACCAGCCCCGCCACCCCCAGGTTCTCCTGCTCTTGGGTTTGAACTGATCAAGGAAGCCCGGTACAGGATCGACAATTACTTCGGGTTTATGACGGAGAATGTTTTGCCGGCGAAATGGCAGAACAAACTGCAGGCTGTTGTCGGGCGGTATCTCGGCTCCGCTCAGGCGATGTTCAAGTATTACTGGCGGCTCATTCAGGAGAACGCCGACGAGGAAGAACTTGCCAGGATCGCTGGTGGCGCGACGAACTTCCCGACTTCACCAGAGGACATCTCCGGTGATTTCGATGTTGCGATGGCATTCGACGTGAAGGATCTGGACATGGAATTCGTGTTCAAGAAACTCGACGCCGTAGCCAAGATGGCGGTTCCGTTGGACAGGGCTGGGGTGATTGATCTAGCCGCGATGGTGAAACTGATCATCACGGCGATTGATCCGACGTACGCGCAAGCTCTCGTGAAAGACGAACAGGGAGCCGCGCAAGCCGTTTATCGGGACGTTGACACGCAAGTTCTCAGGATGTACGCCGGCAACGAAGCGGAGTTCACCGAGAACGATCCAACCGCGAACATGAAGCTCCAGTTCCTCCAGCAAGTCATTCAGGGGAACCCCCTGTACCAACAGGCGCTTGGGATTCAGGACGGGCAACAGCCAAATCCGTTGTTCGTGGAACGAGTCCAGAAGTACCAGAAGAACCTCCAGCAATCAGTTCAGCAGGAACAGAACAAGATGACTGGACGGTTGGGGGTTCAACCTGATAACCAAATGCAGGCAGCACTATGAAAATCACACAATCCCCAACCCGTAAGCCGTGGTGGCACGGCAAAACATTCGAGTGTCAGGTATGCGGGTGGGCCGCTGAGTTCGAGGAAGGCGATCAGACGAAACCAGGGTTCAGCGGTGGCCCAAACGCCGCAACCCTCATGTGCCGATCCTGTTTCGGGACGATCACGATCTCCAACTCGCCATCACCTGAAGTTGTTCCAGCGTCTCCACCGGCCACGTTGCCGGATCCTCCCCCAACGGTTGCTCCTCCATCTGGATTCTTCGGAAAGAAGAAAGGCAAGTGAGGACTCTTCACCAACTCACCAACGGCCGAACGGAGGAACAAGCCCGCAAAGAGATCGCGCAATGCGGGGACTCTCTTGGTGGGCTCAAAGAGAACGAGGCCGTGTGGCAGGCGATCAAGTCACGGTTCGAGTTGGCGATTGCGGAGGGCAACGACTGGGTGACGCATCCTGATACGAAGAATCGGGAATGGGCGGCTGGTTGTGTTCGGGGCTTGAACGATCTGTGGCAGGAACTATCGGATCTTCGGGATGGTTCGTGGAAACGCTGGCCGGAGTTCAAAGCCGAGAAGAAGGTTCAGGAGGAAGAGGATTAGTCTTCCTCTCAGGGCGCCCGAAAGTTCTTTTCCAGAGAGCCGTGTCAACAACTCCAATTTTACGTTAACGATAAAGTTGGATTCTGTATCGGTAACGCCGCTATTGACAGGATCCAGGAAGGAGCGTAGCAACCCCAAGAACCTTTCTGCCTTTGGTTCATCGGTAAAGGCTGCCTACTTGCGATAAGCATGAGAAAGAACAAACCAGCGCCAAATCCTGAAGCCCCCTCGGTGGCTTCGGAGGCTCCGGCCGCGCCTACCGTGCAGCGGACTGTTGTTGTAACCAACGACGCCGCTCAAACGCTTTCACGCGATGACGCTTTGCGTCAGTTGGGTGAGGGCTTACTGGCTCCTGAGCAATCAGGGGATAACCCTCCGGCCGAAGTTGATGACGAAGCGCAAGTGCCCGTCGAAGACGAAGGCCAAGAGACACCGGAAACTAATGAACTGGCTGAGTCCGACGCTGCCCCGGAGCCGGACGCAGAAGTGGACGAAGAGGATCTTGAAGAACTGTCGGAATTGTCCGAGGAAGAACTCACCGCGCACGGCCAAGAAAAAGGCTGGCCCGCTTCCTACACCAAGAGGGTAAAGAAGTTCACCCGCAAGCTCAGGGAAGCTCAGGCGAAAGCCGAAGGCGCTGCCCAGATGCGGGAGGAACGCGAAGCCCTCAAGGCCAAGGTTGCGGAACTGGAAGGCACCAAGCCTCAGGAGACGGCCCAGGAAGTGGAAGTCAACGACGGACAGGTTCAACAGTTCGGCAAGCAGTTGGGCGAGATCGACAAGCAAGTGGATGGAATCGACAAGTTGCTGATTTGGGCCAAGCGCAATCCCGAAGGGGGAACGCTCCGGGACAAAGACGGCAAGGAAGTCGAAGTGGACGCCGATTACGTTATCGAGATGTCCGACAAACTGGAGCTACGCAAACGGCAACTGGACAGGGAAGCCTCACGGTTGATTGCCAAACGCGAAGCCCGGTTGAGCCAAGTCGCCGTTGAAGAACAGGAACAAGTCAAGACGGTGGCCAAGAAGGCTCTTGAGTTGTATCCCTGGCTCAACGATCCGAAGTCGGCTGAGTGGAAGAAGGCGGATCAATTCGTCAAAGAAAACCCGGACATCCGGCTTTTGAGGAATTGGCCCCTGATCGTTGGGCAGGTAATCGCCGCAAACGGTACACCAAAGCCCAACGGTAACGGTAACGGCCATCCACCATCCCGTCCTCCTGCTCGTCCAGCAGCGGCTCCGATGCCGCAGTCCAACTCGCGCAAGTCCAACGACAGCGCCGCACTCAGTCAGGCCATGAAATCCGGTAACAGACAGGACGCGGAAGCGGCCATCTTGTCTCTAGTGGAGGGGCGCAGATAACCCGGCGCTTGCACCAAAACTCATGTTAATCGAACGAAATCAAGTCGGTAAACGGGAGGCGTTGGCGGATCTCATCAGCCGCGTTGACGCCAAGAGCAAGCCCTTGCTCGCCATGATCCCCAAGGGACGGGATCGGAACAATATGTTGTTCTCGTGGCAAATGGACAACTTCGAGGACGACGCGGATCTCGCCGTGGAAGATGGTGAAGATGCGTCCTCGTTCAGCAACGCCAGCCCGGATCGGTTCCTGGCCAGCACCTACATGACGAAGTTCCGAGACACCGCGATGGTGTCCGATCTCGCCGAGAACGTCTCGGACGTGGCCGGGCTTTCCAAGGGTGAGGAAGCGGAATCGATTATGAAGAAGCTGGAAAAGATGGGCCGCTCCATCGAAGCCGCTCTGTGCGGGGATCAGGAGCATCAAGCCGGTGCTGCCGGTGTCCCGTACAAGACTCGCGGACTCGGGGTTTGGATCCAGTCCGGTGCCCAAGCGTTGCTGCCGGTGGATGCGAACTATCGCACGCCATCGACGAGCATCAGCACCACCGCCACCGCGAACGTCACCACAACGATTGTTGACGATCTCCTGGAAAGCTCTTACCAGCAAACCGGGAAACGCCATCACTTCATCGGGCTTGTCGGCACCACCCTCAAGCGCCAGTTCACGACGTTCACGGCCCGGGTGTCCGGGGCGGCCAACACGTTCAGCCAGATCCGAGCCTACAACACGAACTTCAACGGGAAGATCGACAACGTGGTGGACATGTACAACGGCGACTTCGGGATCATCGATCTCCACCCGACGCTGTTCAACGCCACCGCCCGGTTTGGCGGTTCGGCGACGGTACAGCCGCTTCGCGGGTATTTCCTGATCATGGAATACCTGGAACTCACCCACAAACGGAAACCTCGCGTCAAGGAACTGGAAGATCGCGGCGGCGGCCCCCGTTTCCTCGTTGACTCGATCTTCGGCGATTGCGTCAAGAACCCGCGCCCGTTCATCAAGATTGCGTCCACTTCGGCGACGTAAACCAGCAACCAACACATCAACTGAACTGACAAATGAAACCTACTCTGTTCAAAAAGCTCGCGTCAGCCGTTATGTTGCTGGCGATCCTCATCCTGAACGTCTCTCCGGCTCTTGCCCTGGACGTTCAGGTTCTCCCGGAAAACACCGTCGCAAAGTTCGGGTACACGCACGTCATCAAGATCAAGTACACGGACGTGACGAACTCGTTGGCCAACTGCCAGTACAGGTTCGTCCCTGGATCCGGCACGTTCCTGGCCAACACGTTCATTGATCGGGCCGGGCTGTTGCTCACGACTCCGTTCTACGTGGCGGAAGCCAACGCTGGCTCGAACTCGGTGTTCCTGTCGGCGGGTATCACGGGGGCAACCAACAACGTGCTCTCCGGGTTCATGGTTGGAAGCAACCGAACAACCACGGTGTTCACGACAAACCTGATCGCGCCAGTCCTGTTCAGTGGCGCAACGAACTCGCTCACCGTGAGCCTTTCGTTCAGCAACGACGCCATGCCGGCGCTTCTCCTGTCCGGGGAAGTATCGGTGTTTGTTAGGGCGTTGAATCTCCCTAACCTCAAGTTCTAGTCCCTCGGCAGGTGGCGGTGTGCTGTGCAGAACACACCGCCACCCCTCTTTGTTATGGGAATGCCAATTAATCTGGCTGCGCTGCGGCCGGACACTCTGGCCGCTCTGGAATTGTTGGCCAGAAAGAAACTCCAACTGGAAGCCATCCGGGCTCAACAACAGCAGGAACGTGTGGCAAAAGAGTTTGGTGAAGCCAACGCTGTTGACGGGATTGGGGAGCTTCAGATGCAGGTTCACGCGCAGGCGTACCACGAATGGAACGCCAAACAGCCCGGGTGCTGGAGTGATCCGGCGTTTCGACGTTGGTACAGGAAGAAACAAGCCCCGGAGACAGACGTGAAATGCGGCGGAACAAAGGTGCAGGTTGGATGGACACCTTCGGCACCACAAACAATCGAGATTTTCGGATGCCAGGAAAACAAGCGGTTCACCAAAAAGTACTAGATGGTTACCGTAAGCGCAGAGGACATTTTGCGGGGAATGAAGGGACTGATCGACGGTTCCGATCAGGCCACTTCCGCGACTCAATTCGATGTTGCCCCCGATGCTTCGGAGTTCCCCCGTTACAGACAGGCCCTTGATTTGGCTTTGGGGCATTGCTGGCGTTCCGAATGGTGGCCGGAACTCATGCTTGGGGAACTCCGTTACTTTCGCAACAACTGGGCTTCAGGTTCCACCTACAACAAAACCGATGAAGTCTATGACGCCGCCACACAAGCCTACTTCCAAGCCCTCCGAAACAGCGTCACTGGCTCAGGACAATCCCCAACCACTTCAACCGGAGCAGAGCGTTCCGATTACTGGGCTCGGTGCCGGGCTTCCTACGGTGGGGCCAACTGGGTTACGGCTACGAGCTACACCGTCGGGCAGACTGTTTTTTACCCGCCAACCAATCGGTACTATCAATGTCACACCGCTCACACTTCATCTGGGACGCTGGTTCCGCCAGCGACGGGTGGCAATGAACGGTGGGGAATCCTGACGCCGTTCAAGCGCAACATCACCAAGGATCAAAGTTGGGAAACCAACGAGATCGGGGACGTTCATGCGATCACGGATCAGGATCCAGAAGTGTTCCCGCGCTGGAAGAGACTCGATTGGGGCAACGGAAACGGCGACTTGGGGATCGTGGTTGTCGAAGAAGCCATCAGGGCTTGGGTGACATTCCGGCGCCCGCGTCCCCGCCTCAAGGGAGCCGTGTACGACGAGGACGAAGCGTACGCGACAGGCGATCAGATTTACTTTCCGGCAGAGGCTTCCGACGAAACACCTGGGAATTTCTACAACTGCTTGGCCACCACGGTTGCGGGGGAATCTCCCCTGACAGACGCGGATTTGTGGGCAGTCGTGGAGATCCCCCAAACCTTCTACGCGGCTCTTGTCCACATGGGCGTGTCTAAGTTGTATCAGCCGGACGGACAACAGGAGAAGATGGCGATCCCGGCTGGGATGGCCGAAGAAGATTTGGGACTGGAAGCCGATGTTATTTACCGTCAACAAGGCCAGTCGCCGCCTGTCCCAATGCGTACCTACTAATGAAAACTCGACATTATCTCGCCACCGCTCTTTGTTTGCTTTGCCTGTTCATCTGGCAGATCCCGGCCGTTGTGCCGCCGTCCAGCGGAAACGCCAGCTACCTGAAAACCACTCCCGTTGCCACGAACCTTTGGGCCGCAACACTCCGGGAAGCTCGGGTGTACTCGATCTCGGCCTGCAACACGTCAGGCTCAGACGTGTGGTTGCATGTGTTCAATACCAACAGCGCCACTGTCCCGAACAACTCCACCCCTGGGTTCGCTCCTGTTAAAATCTTGAGCGGAGCCAACGGCGGATATGATTTCGGGGAGAAAGGTTGCCCGTTCACAAGAGGGGTTGTTGCGGGGACTTCATCGACTCCAACGACGTTCACGAATGGTTCGGCGGTGTTCGTGATCTCGGTGGTGTACGACGGCATTTTTGAATAATGAACCACGGCCCATTAGGCCCGCGAGACGATCCCCTGATGGTTGACGGGGACAGGGGTTGGCGTGGGATCAACATGCGGTTGGATCCGTCGCTTCTTGAGCCCGGTTGGGGTGCAAGGGCCGTGAACATGCGGTTCAGGAACGGAATCGCCGAGACTCGGCAAGGTTCCATGCTGGCTCCGTGGATGCTAAACATCGTCACCACCACGACTCGTCCGTGGACGATTATCTACGGGCAAGGAGAATTCCGAGATCCAACGACGTTTCAGGAGTACGTGTTGCTGGCTGCTGATGGTAATGTTTATGCGTGTCTCCAGAACAACGCTCCAAGGCTCCTGGGGCTTCCTTCAGGGGTTACGATCACGGCTCGTTGCACTTTCCTTCAGGCATTCAACGTCGTCCTGTTGCTTCGTGGGTTCGGGGCGGATCCGTTGGTGATGACGGATCTGAACATCGGATTCAAGGCCATCACCCAGACAGATACCGGAGACGGCACCCTGACAATCCCAAGGGCGCTCAGGGGTGTTTTCGCGGCCAACCGGGTGTTCCTGCTTCGGGAAGACGACACCTTGGTTGCGTCGGATGTTCTGGATTACACACGGTACACGATTTTCAACGATTTCCGGGTGAACCAAGGAGACGCCGACAAGGGGGTAGCTATCGGGGTGTTCGGTTCCTCAACGATCCTGGTGTTCAAGGAACGGACGGTGTATCGGGTGGACAACATTTTCGGGGACTTGGAAGACATCACGTTTTCTCTGGTGACACGCCGGTACGGATGTGTTGCGGCCGACACGGTAGTTGACTGCGGATCGGACATGCTGTGGCTCTCTCAAGAAGGGGTGGCTTCGCTCACCCTGACGATCCAGAACGAGATTCAAGCCGCTCAAGGGGCGCTCTCTGGCAAGAACCGGATGTTCTCAGAAGACATCGGCCCATTGATCGACAGGATCCACGGTGGCTATATCGAGAACTCCTTTGCGGTGCTCTGGCAGGATCGTTATTACTTGGCGCTCCCATTGGATATGGCGGAAGTCCTTGGGGCGGAACTGGCGCTTGGGCAGGAAACTCTCCCAACTGGAGTCCTCACAATCAGGGATCTTGTGGTTGGGCAGACATACCGCTGGATCCCGAGCAACGCCACGGAAGGACTTACGACAACGCTTGTCTCTGGATCAATCACTTCAACGAGTGCCACGACGTTCACCGCGACAACCACCACCGCGACGATCACCACAAGCATTGCCGACTCGTACGACATTCAGGACTCATTCAAGCGCGTGTTCGTGGGAGTCAACAACGCTCTTGCTCATTACGATTTCCAGAATGCGGCTTGGGGAGGTTACGACGAAGGCGAGTTTCTGTCGTTCAAGTTTCTCCTGACGGCTTCCAATGTGAACCGCCGAAGATTGTTCGTGATCGACAACGCCGGTTACGTGCGGCTTTGGGAAGAGGATTACACGGATAGATTGGCGGAACCCTACGTGGACATCGCCGTGACAACCCTTCCGGGGGCCGGCCAAACAGTTCGCGTCAACGGCGGCACAACGGTTATTGCCGATCCAGTCCTGACGCTCAACTCCGGGGCGCAATGGGGTTGTTTCAGCCTGAACGTCGCCAAGCAGAACATTTGGGGATTGGGATTGGCCACAGGTTATTCACCGGACGCCATCGTTCCGTGGACAGCCACGAACACCAGAAGGATCAGGCCGATTGCTGTGAGTCAAATTCCCGGGATCTTCCTGTTCGTTCCTGGCTCAGTCCGGTTCTACTCAACAAACGGCGTGACGGTGACTGTTGTGACAACCGGGACATGGGCCACCGTCACCCATACCGTTGAACAACAGATCCAATCGTTGTTCGAGACTCGGGGTTACAACCCTCCCGATGCAAACGATCTGAAGCCAATCCGGTTCACAATGGACATCAAGACTTGGAACCCGAATTACTCAGCGGCTTTGTTGTTCGACGGGGTGAACGAAGAGATCGAGATCGTCGATGAATCCATAAGAAGCCGCACGGGTTACCTGCGTCCATTCAACAGGGGCGCGTGGACAGTCTCGAACGTCAATGACGATTTCAACACTCCGTATCGCGGGGATTACTCGATCCTGCAACTGGGGACGAGTTGGGAAATGTATCTGCACGATGGGGTGAGAACGAACCTTCATCAATCATCCCGGCACACTGTCAGGGCTCGCGGACGGGATCGTTCCTGTCGGGCGTTGCTGACTTCCGAACAGGGCCGGTTTAGATTGCTGGCTGCGCGGTTGGAATCCACCGTGAAAACCCCAAGGAACGGGGTGAAAGTCTAACATGGCCTTTACCGTCACAGTCACGGCGTTTCAGTTGTCCCCGGACGAAACGATCACGAATGCCAAGCTCAACATGCTTGGGAACCCGACGATCCTCGTCACGGGCGCCACCACGGACTTGTCGAATTGGAGCACAACTCCACCGACTGAGGGCCAGATGGTGATCTGGAGGCAAGCCACCGGAAAATGGACGCCAGAAAACATTCCTGTGTCGGTGTCGGACAACTTCAACAAGATTTTCTCTTGGGCCAACTTCACCTGAAACTATGAGCGCATCTCCAGTCTTTTTCATCACCCCACGGATCAACGGCGTAAACACGTCGGCCAGCAACAACGACACAAAGACGTTAGCGGGGACGAACAACACCGTGGCCGTGATTGCCGGCGTTGCCACCGGAACAATCATCGAACGGGTGATTGTTGTCCAGAACGACGCGGCGGCAAGTGTCGCCGACAACATCATTCGCTTCTACATTTTCGATGGGACAAGCTATTTCCTTGTCCACGAATTGGCTCTTGGAGGTTCCGTCACACCAAGCGCCACCGTGATCGGAAAAAGGTTCGCGGTGCCGGAGATTGTTGGGATGAAACTACCAACAGCAAGTTACGTGCTGCATGTTGGGTTATCGAACGCCGCCACTGACAGCTTCACCGTGACGGCACAGGTGGTTGATCTCTAATGAACATCGTCCAATACGATCTCCGTTCCAGGGGTGGTTACCTGATCACCGATCCTGTGATTCTCGGGGCGTTAGATCGCACACTGCTCTTGCAGCATTCAATGGATCGCCCCCCGGACGTGGCATTCATTCGGCTTACCTGCACGGAAGCTGACTCGGGCTGGTTGCCTGGGGAGACGCACGATCTTTACAACCCTGGATCCAGTACCCCGAACTTCTACATCGAGAAGAAGCCAGGATCGGTTCTTGGGTTCATCTGGGCATCGTCACTTTACGTTCCGTCCCAAGCTTCCAACGCCAACTCAACTGTGACGGTGACGAGTTGGCGTGTTCAGTTAGGTGCGGTGTGGTATCCTCCTATTTTGGCCAATCTTTGACGTATGGCTGACAACGCATTTGGTGGATTATTCGGCGGCCTCGGCGGGATGTTCGGGGGCGGCGGAAGTAACGATCAACTTGCCGGACTTCTTGGCTTCGGTGGCGGTGGCGGGGTGAGCAGCCTGTTCGGCGGTGGCGGAACTTCTGCGTCAGGGATTCTCAAAGACTTGGCCCCAAACCCACTGTTCGGCGGAATCCCAAACGCCTTGAACCCAGTGGCCCAACTCTTCGGTGGGTTGTTCGGCGGGAAAGACGAGAAACCACCAAACCAATTCCTGAAGAACGGACTACCAGTAGGGGATCTGGCTCCTTACTTCGCCAGCATGGGGCAGCGGGGGATCTTCAATCCTTCACCATTCATCAGGGGGATTGACTCGGACACCGCCAAAGACGTTCGCAAACGCTCTAAGCGGATCTTCGCGCCCGGACTCGCCGCACTTGTCGCGCAAGACGCGTTGCTTCCAGCGTCTCTGTTCCTCACCGGAAAGGCTTCGGCTGGGTACGGGAACATTTGGCGTGATGAATCCAGGAAATCACAGGACTTTTTCAAGGAATCCATTGAGCGGCAGAGCCCTGGATCAAACGCCCTGTTCAGCACCCTTACAAAAGACGCTCTGGATCTGGTTCAAAGCGGAACAAGCCCATACGACAGAAAGAGCGACAGAGACGCGATCCTTCAGGCTCAAGCATCTAGGGGACTCGGTTACGGGCAAGGAGACGCGATGGCGGAACTGCTTGGACTGGACAGGGCCTCAGAGGCGCGTCGGATCAATCGTGGCAACTACGGCTCGAACATTGCCCGGTTGGGACAGGGGTACTACTCGCAGATCCTTGGGCTTGGGCCGGCCGGCTCCAACATCATGTCCCCCGTGCAGGCGACTTCCACAGACGATCTCCTGAGCCTTGGCCTGAACGACACTCAAGCCCGCAGGAACCAGCACGCCGCCAGGGTGGCAGGCAATCAAGCCCTTTGGGGAAATGCCATTCAGGCAGTCGGACAAATCGGTGGAGCTGTGGCGAAGATGTGCTGGGTGGCCGATGAGCTTTACGGGAAAGGCGACTCTCGTTCTCTGACTGCCCGGGCGTGGTGCTTTGCCAACCAGCACAACCTGTTCGTGCAGGTGTACCAGCGGTGCGGAGCGCAATGGGCTTCAGTGTTGCGGAACAATCCTCGTCTCAAGAAAGCCGTGCGGCCCATTTGGGACGCGATGGCGAAAGGGGGTAACTGATGCCCATCAATATGTGGACGCAGGATCAGGTTCCTGAACTGACACTTCGCGGTGCGGAATCTTTGGGACGCGGCATCGGTTCTCTTGGGCAGTCCGGCATGAACATCGCGGCGATCCTGGACGAGAAACGGGAACGCAGCAAACAAGAGAGCCAACTGACAACCGCTCTCCGCAAGACGATCTCCATTGCGTACCCGGACATGAAGGATTGGGCGAACATGGCCACTAAGCCCGACTTGGAGGGGTTCCTAAAGGGGAAGGCTTTGGAAGGTGCCGCTCAAGAGATGCGGACGGAACAGGAGTTTCAGCGGGAACGAATGCTGGAACTGCGGGCGGCAGGCGAAGCCAGGAACAGGCTTGGCAACTTCAACACTGCGGTTGCGATGAACCCAAGCCCGTTTCCGCCGACAGGGCCGGAACTGATCCAATTGGCTGCTGGAGCTGGTGTGCTTGGAGATCGTTCACTCGACATCGACGCGCTCTTGAAGGCTCAAGAAACTGGCGGCTTGGCCCCAGAGTTCATTCAGGACAAAGTTTCCGGGTCTCGGTTTGTGATTAATGGGCGAAGCATTCTTCCTTCTGGTTTCGATCCGTCCGTGGATCTGCCGACTGAAGATATTGAACTTCCAGGTGGAGAAAAGGTGAAGGTAGTTCGGACAAGAAGCGGACTCTCACAACTTCGTCCCACAACAACCAGGACAGCCGAACAGAAGGACTTGGATAAAGCCAGAGCGGAAGCTCTACGGGCAGGACTCCCGGGCATCGCCAGCAGGGCGGACTTGGCAAAGGCCAGGGCTGAAGCAATCCGGGCCGGCACAGCTTCCAAGCAAGATGAGCTTACCGCCATGCAGGAGTTTGGTTCGTACATCGCCGATTACCCAGGTGATCTGGACGAAGAAATGGCCAAGCGGATCGCGGGGCAGTTTGGGCTCCTGACACCCGCTCAAGCCATCAAGACGATCAGTAAACAGGACGACTCATTTTTCAAGGACGTTAAACCAGGAGAAGTGATCCCGGCCAGACGACAGGATACAGGAGAGATCATCCCAGACGAGTTTCTTGCGGTGACAGGCCCAAAGACAGCCGTGCGGTTCAGCACCAAACCCCCGAGAACAGGTGTTCCGCTTGCCGACAAGGCCACTCTCTTGAAGTTGAACGAGAAGTATCGGCAGTTTAGACAGTACAACGCCGCTGCCGCAAATGTTATTGGATCCGGTACGAATGCCGTTGCAACTCAAAAGAAGTGGCTGGATATGGCTGCCGGAGTCAGCAAGGAAATCGACAAGATCGAGAAAGAGATGAAGGGCAAGGAAATCCCAACCATCACAACCCAAGAAGAGTACGACGCTCTGGATTCTGGAGATTTCTACTACGAAGAGGACGGCGTTAAATATCGCAAACCGTGAGCAAATTCGGTGGAACACCAGTTGCACAAAGTCGCTTTGGCGGTACACCCGTCAGCGAAAGCAAGTTCGGCGGTGTAGTTGTAGAAGAAGAGGAAGGCGGAGAATCCCCGGAAGTCATGGCTGAGATTGAAGCCGAGATGGCCGCTCAGGAACGTCCACCGGAACGCAAGGCACCATTCCAACTTGGCGGTGAAGGCGAGCGCGGCCTCTACGTTTACCCTGATCGAATCGAGATCCCAGACTTTGAACCGCCGATCCCCGTTGGGAGCGAGTCCCCCGCGGTATTCGAGGACATCCTCAACGAAGAGATGATGGGGAAGATCTCGGCCGACACGCATGGGTGGTGGGACAGGTTCCGGGCTGGCGAGATCGGCAGGACGCTCCTTGGCCCGCCTGAATGGGAAAAGGCGATGGCCGAAGAAGAAGGGGTGGATCCCCAGCGAGCGCACGCGGGACTCCCGGGACTGGTTGAGCAAGCCCAAACGCTGGTCAGGGCCATGAGCCCACCGGAACAGTTGACCACCCCGCTCAAGGAACTTGCTCGCCACACCACAACCGGACTGCCCCCGCAGGTCTCGGGGCCAATCAACGCGGTGACGGATCTCGGGATCGACATGGCCGGGTTTGTCCCGATGGCCAAGGGGCTTCAAGGGGGTCGTGCGGTGTCCGCGGCGTTCGCGGCCGACATGGCCCTGCATTACCCGGATCTTCTGGACGAGTTCGACGCAGCGCGGGCTTCCGGGGACAAACAAGCGGCGTGGGAGACCGGGACAGCCCTCGTGCTGGTCCCGAAACTCATCAAGAGCGCCGTGATGCACGCGGCCAAGCCAGGAGCTCCCACAGAAGCGGCCAAGCGCGACATCGACGAGCGCCAGAAATTCAACTTCCCATCAGAAGAATTTCCCAGCCAAGTTGAAATTGACGCGATAGTAGAGGCGCAGGCGATTCGTGGGGGCGAACCTCGGACCATCTCGATTCCAGATCGGATCGATAAGCCGGCCCTACCTCCAGCCCCCCTGCCCGTCATCCCAAAGGGACCACCCTCCCCAACTGCTCCACCAAGCCCGACCCCTCCAACTCCGGCCCCGCCGAGCACGCCTCCAAGACGCAGAACGGGTGCGCCACCACCAGGAACGCCACCAGGAACGGTTCCAGCCCCGCCCACACACCCAACGCCCTTCCGGAAGCCAAACAGGCCCCTTGGCGAGCCATACAGTGAGCCGATGGCAGAAGAGTTGCGACGGGTTGGTGGGGTTACCGCAAGTCGTGTGGCCGATGAGGCTCTGGCGATCTCGGACGTGAAGAAACGGCTCTACGGGGACTTGTCGGACAGGGTTCTGCAACGAGCAAAAGACATGGCCGGGTATGCGTCTCGCGCGACAACTTGGGTTCAGGGCGTGCGCCGGGTTACGCCACGGGCTGCTGTCGGGCGACTCCATGACGCCCTTGAGACTCACCGAACTACTGGTAACTGGAATCATGTCCAGGCTTCTTACCGGCCTTACCTGAAGGCTCTTTGGGATGCCAACCTTGAGATTGGGAGAGTAGCGCAACTAGCCAATCCTGCGTTCGTCGCCACGGGCCATGTCCAGCGGATCCTGACTCCATACGGGATGGACGTTTTGAAACGCGGGACAGGACGCGGCAGTGGCCCCGGGCCGAACCGGGCTTGGAACGAATGGACTCAAGGGATGGCGACGGCCAACGGCATGAGTGTCCGCAACGTCCGAAGAATCTTCCGTGCCCTGAAGGCCAATCTGGACGCGCCCGACATGGACGCCGCGACAGTGGACACCATCGCGC